TGCTACCAATGCTACCTAATAATAATAGTCTTAGTCCTGCTACTTTAGCAGTAGTTGGGTCATAACGTAACGGATCAATAATAAAGTCTATACTTGAATGTTGATTTGCATTACGTGCAGGGCCTTGTACAGTGCTGTTACTAGGCAATGTATCTTTATCAAAGTCAATTGTAAGTTTAGTTTCGTCTAATGGATTAACAGTAATACGTCCTGCAAGCATTCCGTTTATATCGGGCTTTCTAAAGTATGCAATACTTAACCCTGCTCTATAAGATCCTAATAATGCATCAAAATGGTCTCCCCATTTTATATTACTAGGCAATCCGTTTTTAAGAATTTGTGCTTGTCCATTTAAAATTAATATTCTATGTTGTGTATAACTTTTTACTACTTCTTTAGCATGTCTAGTTTTTTGTTTTCTTGGATTCATTATACCGTCACCGTCACTAGGTGCCGCACCTGTATCAACAACATTAGTAGTGTTATCTAATGTATCTTGTACAACAGTTTCAGTCATTCCGCCCATACTAAACAAATTAGTACCTTGTAACATCTGTTCAAAATCAACATATCCGTCACCGTCAAAGATACTAGTAACAATATTTGTAATAACGCCTAAACGTTTTACTTTTGCTGGAGGACTAATATAAATTGGAGTACTAAATGTCATTGATCCAACATCTATTTCGCTGTCAACACCTGTTGGTATTGAACGACTACTAAAGTTAACACTATCAAGCATAATAGTTGTTAAACTAGTCCAGTCTAAATAGTTGTCAGTTGTTTGTATATCTAAACTTGGATTAAAGAGCATTAATATTTGCTCCATAATTTGTAATTTCATATCTGTGTTTGTTGACCATAGATCAACATTTACAGTTAGCCTATATGGTGTTGGCATTAAACGTTCTACAGTATATTGTTTACCTGCTTGATCAGTATAGTCGCCTGCACCATCTTTTGCACGTTCTCTAATATGTCTTTTGTTTACATAACTAGAATCACTAGTACGATCTCTATCTAGTTCTAGTCCTGTAATATAAACAGCCATACGTGGCGCACTAGGTATTTTATTTTCTGAATTGTCTCTTAATATTGAGCCTACTTGTCTAGTAAGATCTCCGTACAATACAGGTACTTGCTTTTCAGTACCATCACCTGTTTGGTAGCTAAAGTTACTGAACAGACGCATCATCTGTACAAGATACTTTCTTATTTGTCCGTCATAAAAATGTTCAGCCATTAGTTATCTGCCTTAGGTTTTAATACTTGTGAAAGAGCTTGACGTTGTTGTGTTCTTTCATTGTAAAGTGTTATTGTGTGCAGTCCTGCATTTTTAATAGCAGTAGCACTTGGTAAAGTTAATTTTACAAGTTGTGTACTGCCGTCTTGACTTGTATATGGCTTTAGTATTCCAGGATAGTTAGTAGCACTATTCATTGGATAGTCTACAACTGCATAACTAACCATTTCGTTGCCATCTCTATTGTCGCTAGTATATTCTATTTTTATATATTTTGCTGACATATCAGCAATGTCTGTTAGCAACTCAGTTTGTCCAACTGTTAATTGCATAAAGTCTGTTGCTATTGGAGTATCGTATAGATAAGTGTCTACATCATTAATAAACGATCCTCTTAGTGTATCTTTAGTTCCGTTATTCATTGGAGCTCTCTTAACATCGTGTACTTTTATCCAACGATTTTTTTCGTATCTAAATAACCTTTGAGGTAAAAAGTCTGTTCGCATAAAATAGTCACCGTCTACAGAGTTAACTGGAAAACTTATACCACTACCAAATTGACTTCCGTTAGGTGCAAATTCGTCACCTATTAATAGTCCATCATATCCGTGTCCTCTAGGTGTTGCTTTGTCAGTTATTGTACTGCCATCATCAGCAACCTGTTCTACTGCGGCTCTACCTGTATCTTCATCTACTGCAAGTGTATATAATGCTGTATCTGTATCATACCCGCTTTTAGGAGTATTAGTATTTGCTTCTGCAACTACAGCATTGTTAACATTCATTTCTGCTTCGAATGTTGATAATACATCACGTAATGTACCATCTTCTGGATAGTCTTCACTTGCTGGTAAGTCAAGTATATCTTTGTACTCTTGACTGTCTACTATTTGTTTTAATTTAAGTCTATATAAGTGTGGATACCAAGTTGGTGAAAAGCCTTCTGCGGCTCTATTAATATCTTCAATAACATAAAAACGCTTTAGTGCTACACTAAAATCATTCATTGCATATTCATCTTTTAAATGAGGAAGTTCTATAACATCGCCGGGCATAAGTTTACGCCCAACTGTTTGTACTGACGTATTAATATGTACAGTCATAAACAATGTATCATTACTTAAGAACAAACCAAATTGGCTTAGATCAAAGTCAATGTCCTGTACATTGTAAATACCTCTGATAGTGTAGATGTCTTTATCATACTTTCTATCTCTATTTTCTAAAAACAACATATCTTGGATCTGTGTATGATCCTTTTCTGTTGTTCCGTCATTCGTACCGATATACTTATGGACAAACAGGTCTGTCCCTCCAATATCGAACATTTCATTTATCTGGCGGTCTAAGAATTGAAAGTCTTTTCCGCGTTCTGGTTTATATAAACTTAACTTTGGCATATACATATTTATCGTAACGATAGTAACTACGATAAATACTATGACGGAGAAACTATAATGGCAGTTAACCAAACACAAAAACAAGCAATATTTGACTATGTAAACGCCTTTCTGGGCGGCGGTATGGTTGATGTAGAACTGGATCCAATCCACTACGAAACTGCTTTATCTAAAGCACTTAGTAAATTTAGACAAAGGTCTGATAATTCAGTTGAAGAATCTTACTTGTTTATGCCCACTGTAGTTGATCAAAACGAATATGTACTACCAAATGAAGTAGTTGAAGTACGTAAACTGTTTCGCAGAAGCATTGGTTCAAGACCTGCTACATCTGCATCAGGTGGTCCTATCTTTACTACATCACATGTTGCTACAGTTTCAAAAAATCAAACATTTGCTACAAACTATAATTTAAATTCTATTGCAACTGTTGTTGTAAAAGTAAATGGTGAAGCAACTACTGATTATGCAATTGATTACGTAACTAGAACAATAACTTTTAACTCTGCACTAGCAGTTGGTGCTGTTGTTGGAATAGAATTATATGAATCAGGAGAAGCAGGCGGCGGATCATTGTTTGAACCGTTTAACTTAGCATACACAAATGCATACCTATTATCAAGTTCAAACATGGGCGGACTAGCAACATACGATATGTTTAGTCAGTACCAAGAATTAGTAGGCAGAATGTTTGGTTCGTTTATAGAATTTAAATGGAATACTACAAGTAAAAAATTAACATTACTACAACGTCCAAGAGCCGAAGAAGAAATATTAATTTACGCATACAACCATAGACCAGATAGTGAACTACTTAGTGACTATCTTGCCAATCAATGGATCAAAGATTATACACTAGCAAGTTGCAAATACATGCTAGGCGAAGCACGTAGTAAATTTGCTACAATCGCAGGACCACAAGGCGGTTCAGCACTTAACGGTGATGCATTAAAAGCAGAGGCCGCGGCTGAAATGGAAAAACTTGAAATGGATGTAATTAACCAAGTTGCTGGTGGCGTAGGTTACGGATTCACAATAGGCTAAAAACCCCCCAAGTTAACGCTAACGATTTTGGTTCCTTGTAAATACAATATGTAACAAGGAGAAGTCATGTGTTCACCATTTGTACGTAAAGAGGCTAACCGTCTTAACTGGTTAATTAAAGGAAAACTTATTGATAGATCCTGGAGCGATCAAGAAGTTGAAAGAACCTACGATTCATATTTTAAAAGACTTTGGGGTAATAACGAGAGAATGGAATACGGCTCTACAGGGTTTGAACAAGCATATAAAGAACGAGAAGCAGAAATCTTTAACGAAGAAGTTCAACGAGTTGCTGTTTTAGGCGGACATTACGATTAACGGTTGACAAGATATAAAAAATATCATATAATAATAACATTAACTTAGGAAATTATTATGATTATTGGTATTTGTGGTTTAATTGGTTGCGGCAAAGGTACAGCCGCTGATATACTTGTTGAAGAACATAATTTTACAAAACTATCTTTTGCAGATAAACTTAAAGACGGTGTTGCAACTGTGTTTGGTTGGGATCGTGCAATGCTAGAAGGCGATACCGCTGATAGCAGAGAGTGGCGAGAAACACAAGATGATTTTTGGACTAAAGAAACTAAACGTACAGTAACACCACGACTTGTATTACAAGAGTTTGGCACTGATTGTATGCGCAACGGATTCTTTGATGGTATATGGGTTAGTTTAGTAAAGCAAGAACTATTAGAAAATCCTACAAAAAACTTTGTAATTCCTGATGTAAGATTTGATAACGAAGCAAATATGATTAAAAAACTT